AACTCGTCGATATTTCCGCTATCAGTCAGGCAAAGGCATTCAGTTCTCGACTGGATCATCTTTGTGCCCAACATTGGTTGCGCCTGCTCTTACAGCAACTGGCTCACCATACTTAACTAACGTCACTGTTGTAACGCCTTTTGCGCATAACTTGGTTGCAGGTACGATCATTCAAGTTTCAGGTTGTACGCCTACTGGATACAACGGTACGTTCACAATCGCAACGATTGTTGACGAAAGAACATTTACATATGTCACAACGTCTCTTGCTGCACCAACTTCATCGCCAGCAACAGGCAACAACATACGTATTAACCCAGTCACTTGGTATGGTTCTTCAAATGCAGTTGGAATCTTTGATCAGCAAAACGGCATGTTTTTTCAGTACGATGGTGCAAACTTACAAGCAGTTGTAAGAAGCTCAACTACTCAAATTAACGGTAGATGGCAAGTTACTCAAGGTTCTGGGTTAGTGACAGGACTTGCAGGCACAACTTGCGCTGCAGTTACGCAACTTCTTCCAGGTCAGAACATTGTGATTCGTGGTCAATCGTATCGAGTCACTTCAATCACAAGCGATATTCAGTTCTACATCAGCCCTGAGTACCGTGGCGCATCTTATGATTCGACAAACTCACCTGCTGGCGGATATACTGTGTCAGCCACTATTGACACAAAGTACCCACGATCTACTTGGTTTGACCCAATGGATGGAACGGGCCCTTCAGGGTACAACCTTGACCTAACCCGCATGCAAATGTGGTACATCGACTATTCTTGGTACGGCGCAGGTTCAATTCGCTGGGGTGTACGAGGTAAAGACGGTGCAGTTACGTTTTGCCATCAAGTCCAGAACAACAACGTTCAGTATGAAGCTTTCATGCGTTCAGGTAACTTGCCTTCTCACTATGAGTCAAGCGGCTTGTCGCCTATGACATTCTTGTCTCAAACTTTGTTAAGCACTGATGTTACAAGTATGACTTTAGCCGATGCATCATTGTTTAACCCATTAGGCGGTCTTGCTAAGGTTTCCAACCCAGGCACAGGCGCAACAGTTGAGTACATACGATACACAGGTAAGACAGGTAATGTGCTAACAGGCTTACAACGCGGTCAAGTCGGCGGTTCTGCTGCAACAACATTTACAGTTGTGACAACTAGCTATATTTCTGTTGAATATGCATCAATTGATTCAGTACCTTCTATTTCTCACTGGGGTTCTTCAGTGATTATGGACGGCAACTACAATGATGACAAATCATTGCTGTTTAACTACGGTATGACAACGCCATTGAGCACTGCAGCTGTGGGATCGTATGCACTGATTGCTCTTCGAGTGGCTCCATCTGTTGACAACGGCACAACAAGCACGCTTGGGCTTAAAGAGACAATCAATCGTTCACAGTTAATTCCTGAATCTTTGTCTGTGGTTGCGACAGGCAATACGTACTTGATTAACGTGATTTTGAACGGTCGACTTAATGCTGCATTCTCAGGTTCTGGTGCTCAATCCACGTTTGTTTCTCCTTTGCAAATTGCAGGTGGTATTACTTCATCGCTGGCACAAGTTGCGGTGAACGGTAGTACAGGCACAACTGCGACGATCTCAGGCGGTGAATCAGTGGCTGCTCAGTACGTGGTTGCTAACGCAGTGTCAACGCTAGACTTATCTCAAGTTCGAGACCTTGGTAATTCCATACTTGGTGGCGGAGTAAACAACACGGTTCCAACCACGCAAGCAGGTTTGTACCCTGACGGACCAGACATTTTGTACATTGTTGCAACACCAATTTCAGCAACTGCAGGCACAATTCAAGCCCGTATTTCTTGGAAAGAAGCTCAAGCTTAAGGATATATCATGCCAAAAGACGTTGTAAGTCGCTATGAGTACATGAAGTCAAAAGAAGGACCTCGTGGCAGTGAAGAAATGTATGAGTCTGGTGCGTTAGAAGACGAGAAAATTCTTACAAAATCAGACACACCAAACCGAAGTAATTACTATAAGTACAAAAATCCTGCAGATGCAAAAGAAGCGTATGAATCTTTGCAAGCAGAGAATGAAATGCGAATAGGAATGAAAAGTGGCGGCTTGTGGGATAACATTCATGCAAAGCGTAAAAGAATCGAAAGTGGTTCTGGCGAACGCATGCGCAAGCCCGGAAGTGAAGGCGCGCCTACTGCCAAAGATCTTAGAGTCTCGCAAAGCAAAAAAGAAGGCGGCAGACTTAACTTAGCAAACTGTAAAGTAAGTACTGCAAAAACGACATCTAAAAAAGTAAATTACTAAAGGATGAGAAAATGAACATGCCTTTACGAACAAGAAGTATGCCAGGTCAAATGCCACGTCAAATGCCAGGTCAAATGCCAGGTCAAATTAAGCCTGCTCAGACAATTCGCACTGCGCCTATTGGTGGTTCACAAGCTACAAGAGACTTGTTTTCAAGCATGGGTAAGAAGCCTAGCTACAAAGGCGGGGGTGAAGTCGCCACTTGTAAAATGTCTACGGCTTCTACAAAATCTAAAAACACAAACTACTAGGTGGTCTATGTCAACATCAGGCACAGTCGGCCAGACAGTTATCTCGGTTCAAAAACTAATTGACCACGGTGCAAGACGGGCTGGGAAGTTAGCTGAAGAACTGACAGTTGAACAAGTCGAGGCTTCTAAGGATAGTCTTTACTATATTTTGTCAAATCTTCCTAACGTTGGTATTCACTATTGGTGCATTGACAAAGTCATTCTTGGTCTAACGCCTGAAAAATACATCTACAGCCTCCCAGTAGGCACAATTGATGTTCTGAATGTTAACTACAGAACGCTGAATGCAAATACAACAGGCGGAAATAGCTCATCTGGTGTTGCAGCTAATGCTTTTGACGGTATTTACACCAATATCTGTCAGCTGTCAAACAACACAGGGTTCATTGGGGTAGCTCTTGGAACCAGTATCTATATCGGCACAGTAGGCATTTTGCCTGCAGTCTCTGGCTCAGTTACGCTTACCGTCGAGACCTCGTCAGACGGTGTCGTGTGGACCAATGTTTATAGTCCAGGGGCTACAACATGGGTTGCAGGAACTTGGATCTATTATGATCTGGATCCTTCGAATCTTCAACAGTACTGGCGCATTAAACAGTCTGCTGGTGTGAACATGGGCGTTTATCAGGTGGTTTTTGGTTCAAACGCCAATGAAATACCGTTGGCACGACTGAACCGTGATGACTACACCAATCTGCCGAACAAGAACTTCTTAAGCAACAGGCCTTTACAGTACTGGTTTGATCGTACGATCCCACAACCATCCATGTATGTTTGGCCGTCTTCTAACACTTATGCACCTCAGATCGTTGCATGGAGACATCGTCAAGTTCAAGATGTAGGCGATCTATCAGGTGAATTGGAAATCCCACAGCGGTGGTACATGGCAATTCAGAACATGCTTGCCCATCAAATGGCTTTGGAATTACCAGCTATAGATCCAGCAAGAGCAACATATTTGGAAACTCAAGCAGAGAAATATTGGAACATGGCAGAACAAGAGGAGCGAGACAAGTCGCCGATTTATTTTGCACCCAATATAAGTTACTATACAAGGTAAGAGATGCCGCGCGTTCTTGACACACTAGGCAATTCAGTACTCAGTATTGCAATATGTGATCGCTGTAAGATGAAGCGTGCATATGTCAACTTGGGTTCAGACCCTAACTTTCCTGGTTTGCGAGTTTGCGATCAGGGTTGTAGAGATCAGTTTGACCCATACAGACTACCGGCTAGGCAGCCTGAGAAGATTGCCATTCGTTTTCCTAGGCCTGATGATAGTCTCACAGGTCAGAACAATCAGTCGCCAGAGTACCAAGGCAAGTACGGGCCGACATAAAGGATTCAAATGGCACAAGCAGGCTTTACACCCATACAACTATATTACTCGAACACTACAACCAATGTTCCTGCGGCATTGGCAAATGGTGAACTGGCTATTAATCAAGCGGATGGAAAGATTTTCTACCGCAATAGTTCAGGTGTAGTCACTCAATTTAATCCTGCAGTTACTGCTGTAACAACAATCACGTTTGGTTCGACTGGTCTAACGCCTTCAACAGCTACAAGCGGCGCAGTCACAGTTGCAGGCACATTGGTTTCAGGCAATGGTGGTACAGGGTTTAGCACTTATGCAACCGGTGACTTGATCTATGCATCAGCTGCAAACACACTGTCAAAACTGACTGCAGGAACTAACGGGTTTGTTCTAACTTTAGCAGCAGGTGTGCCTACTTGGGCAGCATCCACAGGTGGCGTCACATCATTCAGTGCAGGCACAACAGGCCTTACGCCTAACACTGCAACAACAGGCGCAATAGTGCTTGCAGGTACATTGGAACTCGCCAGCGGCGGAAAAGGATTATCTTC